GCCTCATCAAATACAAGTACCGTTGGGGTAAAACCACGAAGTGCATCTGCGGACGTTGCGACCGCCTTAACTTCTGATCCGTTATTTAATCTAAATCTACTTTCTGAGTTTTTATCTGGTGAGAAACCAACATTTATCCATTCTGGCCATTGGTCAATGAAATGTCTAACTTTATTTGCCATTTCAATTGCAGTATCACGTTTATTGGCAATAATAAGAATTCTTTCAGGATTCTCGGGTTTTGCTAATTGTAACTTTTTTGATAACCAGGCTGCCGTTACTGTTGTTACACCCGCCTGTCTATATTTTTTAGTGATATTTTCGTTGTAGTCTTCGTAATCCTGAATCAATTGTATTTGATCAGGAAACAAATCCATAGGTACATATTTTTTCTGAGTGTTATCATACGTTTGTAGATACGTTCTCAGTGCGTAAGGTGTGTCCTTTATAATTTTCGCATATTCTAATAATTGTTCTGCTCTACTATTCATATATATAAATACAAAAAAAGGTGGTAAAACTTACCACCTTTATATTATCTTGTTTGAAATGGACTCTCATCGTCTTCTTCATCATCATCGTCATAATCAATATTTCCTTTAATCCCTAATGAATTAAGGAAACTATTAATATCATCTGGTTCTGATTCATCAGTCACATCTTCTAAATCGTCTCTAAACACTGAAACCGCATCTTCGTAGGCTTGGTCATTAAACATTCTATTAATACCCTCCATTAATTCGTTCATTAATCTTTTACCTTTTTCGGTTCCTTGTAGAACCTCTCTCATAAAGACTAAGAATTTTTTAGCGGGTAATTTGAATATTTCAACTAATAAGTAATTTTGTAATTCTTTTTTATTTTCATCAATCAGAATATCCTCAGGGAATTGATTTCTTAATCTGTCCCAAATTGCGGGACCTAATCTTAAATCCCACATTTCCTTTTCTAAAGTATCTTCAGAAGATTCTACTTCATCATATGTTTCTTCATCTTCAGGTCTTCCTTGGATTGCGAATAATTCTAATACTCCTTTTATTAATTCGTGAACTAAAACAGGAAAGTTAATTCCACGTGCAACTACTTTAGCTACACCATCTTCATCCTCAGGTCTTTCAACTTGTTCTTTTCCCGCTCCTGAATTACCCATCTGTTTAATTGTCTCGTCACTCAATTGCCAATAACTAAGGTCATTGATTGACATCATGATACCGTACATATTGATTAAATTAGGGTTACCCGTAATTTCACCAATTTTTTCAGGAGCTAAATGGTACATATAATGTCCCTTATTAGATGCTCCTTGTATAATACTATTAATTAAACGTCTCTTCGCCTTTTCAACATCTAAACCTTGTAATTCATTAAATAAGTTAACCTCAACACCCAAATCAATATCGTCATCAACATCAACTTCTTCTGGATTTTCTTCGTTGTTATCGTCTCTATTAAAATCGTCAGTGTCAACCTCACCCATTCCAATTATCTTAGCATCAAATTCAATAGAACCTTCTGGTATACCCATTTCCTTCATAACTAAATCCACAGCTAAACGTTCTAATTCTTCTCTATGGTTTAATTCTGCTTGAACGATAGTGTTATGAGCGTTCATTAATAAATGTTGTAAACTCATTACACCCTCCATCCCACGAAGAGTTGGAGCATTCGGAACGTATCTTCTAAGTGTTGCGATTAATTGTCTATATCTTTCAGAACCAAGAACTTCTTGGAAGTTATTATTTGGTTCGTCACCTGTTTTAGGTAAAGGTACTTTCTTAAACGGAGTTTCCCCCTGTTTTAATTTATCCTCAACCCCACTATCAGGTCTATCCTCTGAATCAAAATCCATTGCCATCTCTTCTAAATTTTCTTTTATCAAAGATAGTAATTTTTTCTTAGAAAGTATCATTATTTTGTTTCTTTTAACGCTTTTGGTTTAGGGTTCTTTCCCGGACCAGGTTGATAAGGTGTTCTTGGTTTAGTACCAGGGTTTGTTTTTGGCTTTACTGGTGCTGGTTTTGTTATTGGTTGAGCATCTACAGTTTCAGCGTTTGAGATAACATCGTAACTCATAAATTCTGGAATACCGTTATGTCCCTTTTTAACTTTTGAACCAACTTCTTGTTCTTTCAATTTGTATTGAATCATTTCCATAATTTCATTTTTAGATGTAAAACTATGAAAATTTTTGTTAGTAACTTCAGAAACCCACTCTTTTATGTTTTCTTTTTTACTTTTTAAAATTTTGAAATCTTGAGCATCTATTTTACCGTTGTGGTTTTTATCTAACTTTTTTTGTCCACCTTTTAATTCTTCGTCAACTTCTTTTTTCTTTTTTGGTTTTTTACCAGTCTCAAGAAATTTAATGACTCCTTCCTCACCACCCAAGTCTTTTAGGGCTTTATCATATATTGTTGGTTTCGATACTTTCTTCTTTTTGGACCCTTCCTTCATTTCCTCTTCGTAAGTCTCGATAGATTTGTTTTGTTTTTTTGCATCGGCAATCTTTTGAGTTGCCAACGGATCTTTTTTTGAAATCATAATATCGGCCTCACCTAAGATTCTACTTGCAAATGTTACAAGTTGTTTGTCACTAAAATTAACTAGTGTTTTTTCTGAGAACCCTTCTTTCATTAAGGATTCAACTATTTCATTTCTTTTCATATTTCTTTGAATTTTATCTCTTCTTTTAATAATTGATAATCTCTTTGTTTTAGTTTTTTAGAAACAGATTCCAAAGATTCCCCAAACTTAAATGTTAATCTATCGAACTCGGACTCGAAATCAAATTTCTCCCAAGCCAACGCGACTACACCATCTACAGCATCAATAACTCCGAAATAATCGGAGTCTTGAACTAATTCTAATTTTAAATCGGTATTTTTTAATAAACCAACTAAGTCGACATATTCTATTTCAGGTGATTTAGACCCAGATATTGCGGATGCAGGTATAACAAACCATTCCTCTATGTCAATTTCAGTAGATGAACTAAAGATAAATTCGTACTGTTTTTGACCTTTGTAATCTGAACCAATTTCATTGACATAGATAAGATTCATTTATTTGAAATATTTGCTTAATGTTTCACCAACACTCTTGTTAATTTCATTTTTGATTTCATCCATATCAATTTCTTGAATATCATCAGATTCTTCGTCAATATCCGCATATTTTGATAAATCAATTTCTTCAGCCTCAATTGGGGTATTAATAAAAGATTCCAAAGCATCCATCGATGAATCCTCACCAGTTAAATTCGCCATTGATAATTCCTCCTCAATTTCTTCATCATCCATTTCAGGTTCTTCAGCGGGTACTTCTTCATCATCCATTTCAGGTTCTTCAGCAGGTACTTCTTCATCACCAAAATCTTCATCTCTTTCGAATTTTTTAGAGATTTCTTCGATATCCTCTTCTTCAAGTTTATCTAAGTCAACAGCTGATATAATCATATTAAGAACGTACTTAATATCATCACTTTCCATTTTCGCTTTTTGGTCTCTCAATTCTTGACCAAGTTTACCTGCAAATTTTTGTACCTCAGCCATATAATCGGAAGGTTTTCCTTCTGCACTTGATTCGTCACCCATATCTTCTCCACCCATATCGTCCATTTCAGGGGCTTCAGTATCAGTAGATACATCATCCATAGCTGGAGCTTCAGTATCGGTAGAACCCATATCAGGTGCTGACATATCTGCAGATGGCTCAGCCTCTGGTGCTGGAACATCCATAGAAGGTTCAGCCATTGGGGCTTCTCCTTGAGGTTTGTTTTGTTTTAAAACATATTTTGTGGCTTCTTGCAACTCTTCTTGGCCCTTCACCAATTCAAGTCTTTTTAACGCCTCAGCATATGAAGAAAATCTATTTTTATTCTTCATAAACATACCACCGATATAATCAAGTGATGATTCGTTTAGGCCTCTTTTAACATAGTATCCGTCTCTTTCTTTAACGATACCATATACTCCACCACCATTCTTAGCTTCTGAAACTAATTCCGCTGATTTCGATTGAGGTTTATTATTTGCGTTATTGTAGTAAGTTAACTCAAGGATTCTTTTTAATTTATCATCCCCGTTTAATTTCTCACTTCCAAGTGATTTAAATTCTGCCATTTTGATATTAATTAAGATATACTTATTCTTATCCTATAAATACATAGATATATAGAAAAAAATAAGGTTCTTTATTGTGTTATGGACAATTTCTTATCTGTTATGTCCGTTTTTAGTTTTAGTAACTTCTCTATGTATCCATTTCTTCTAAGTAATTTAAAGGTTAAGTTTTCGTAAGAATACTCTCCACCTGTCTCTAAACCACTTTGTCTGAACTGTTTTAATTTTTTTCTTAACGATTCAATCTTAGGTAAAACCTCACTATTAAGACCCAAATCAACTAATTGATCTATTTTCTTAGCGAAGTCCTCACCCTTTTCCAATATTTTCCTATCGTCAATATTAGGTGTTTCCTTTTTAGGTTCAATTTCCCACTTATCGTGTAAAATAGAATAAACACCCGAAGAAATGTGCGGTTCTTCCACATCTTGAACATAAACTTCCACATCAAAACCTTTAATTTTGATGTCGTGTTTCTCATTCCAAACATTCTTTTTCGCATCGAAAAATTCTTTAACAATGGTCTGTAAAATGGGTGAACCATTATTTCCATCTATTTCACTCATATCAATTAATACGTGTAAATCAACATCAGAAAATTCCGACCAGTTGTAATTTGATAAAGAACCAGTTAACACTATGTCGTGAATAAAGAATTCAACACCAAAAGATTCAACAAAATCATCAGCAATCTCAAGTAAACGTTTTCTAACGTCTCCCTTCATTTTGAAACCATCTTTAGATTCATCAAAAATTTCACTTGATAGGATATCTTTGGTTTCAAAAGATTTAACAATTCTTTCGTCGTCTTTAGTGTACTCAACTAGTTCTTCAAATAAACTCATTTTACTTTGGTAAATTTGTGTGTTTTGGATATCTCCTGATTAAAATACTTCCCTTGAGATTCAGCCATTCTAAACTTAGTGAACTTAGCCCAAGGAACCTTTTCGTATTCATAAATAGATCCATTATTAAAAGTAACAGATAATTTCTCCTCTTCGGTGAAATATGTTGCACTCTGTAAGTTTGATGATTTAATTGTAACCTCAATTAAGTTACCATTAATCGATTCTGATATAATACCCATAGTTTTATGTTTTTATAAGAATATACTAAATAAATATCAAATAAAAAACCCCTCGGTTAAGAGGGGTCTATATATTTTAAATGATTTCTTAATTATTTCATACATTCTTGTAGTTCAGTGTCTTGCTGATTTTGTTCAGCGTCCATTGCTCTTACCATTGATTTAGTTAATGAATTGTATACTTCTTCACCAAATCTTTCTTGAATATTGTTTTCTTGACGTAAATCTTTGAATTTACCCGCAACTAAGAAACCTAATACGTTACCCAATAACACTCTTCTGAATGATTTGGCGGCCGCTTCACTCTTTTCCATTCCACCTTTTACTAATTTGATGTATGAGTTAATATCAACAACAGTTTTCATATCATTATTTGAATCTATATTGATTTGTTTTTCCGATTTAGGTCTATCACTAGCCTCATATGAACTTAAATATTTTTTAATCGCCATATGTCTAACACCACCATCTTTTTTAACAAATGCAACACTTACAATTTTGTTAGAATCAATAGCAGATCTTAAATCAGATAATTCTTCTGATGTTTGGAAATCTTGATGAGATAACGCCATTTCATTTGCGTTTATCATCTCTTGTATTAATTTAGTTAATTCAGATTCGGTCAATCTTAATGTTCTTCCCATAATATTCAATATTTCTATATAAATATTGGTAAAAAATAAAAAACCCCCATGATCGGGGGTCTTTTATTAGTTAAGTGAAATAATACGTTCTAACGGTTTCTTTTTGTCAAGAGGTAACGTTAGTTCTAAAATTCCATTTTCAACTCTACCCTCAACATCCTTTTCTTTAACGTCATCGGGTAATGAATAAGATTTAATGAAACTGTTCACAAAATGAGTCGTTTCATTTTTCTCTTCTTTTGAATAAGAAATTTTAATTATACCATCTTTAATGGTAATTTTTAAATCTTCCTTGGTTAAACCAGGAACACTCATAAGAACCTTATACTCCGTTTCGTTTTTAGTAACGTTTATTTGTGGAGAGGTTCCTACTCTCGATTGTTCAAACACACTATCCAATGTGTTGAAGAATGGGTCTTTAAATAATGTTATCATAATAATATTGTTTTTCTAATTTTGTACAAATTATTTGCCAAATGTCTAAAAGTGACATTTAGACATTCGTTAGATATTACTTTAGACATTTTGTCTTATTTTTGTTTTTTAGAATAATTTATGTTACATTTGTACAAAATAAAACTTAATAAGATGGCAGTAGATTTTTTTGAAGACGGACCACAAACTAATCCAAGAAAAGTTCGTAAGGGTTCAGAGACACCAATTTTAGATAATTTCTCAAGGGATTTAACTAAGATTGCGGAAGAAGGTAAGATTGACCCAGTAATAGGTCGTGATAAAGAAGTTAAACGAATTGCTCAAATTCTTTCACGTAAGAAGAAGAATAACGCGGTTATCGTTGGTGACGCTGGTGTCGGTAAATCCGCATTAGTTGAAAAATTGGCCCTAATGGTTTATAAGGGTGAATGTCCCACTAATCTTTTAGATAAGAGAATTGTGTCTCTTGATTTAACTTCACTTGTTGCGGGTACAAAATACCGTGGACAATTTGAAGAAAGAATTAAAGCTATTTTAAATGAGTTACAACAAGTTACTAACGTTGTTGTTTTCATTGATGAGTTACATACAATGGTTGGGGCGGGAAATGCTAGTGGAGCGATGGACGCGGCTAACATATTGAAACCAGCACTTGCAAGAGGTGAAATTCAATGTATCGGAGCAACTACTTTTGATGAATACAAGAAACATTTGGAAAAAGATTCTGCGTTGGTTAGAAGATTTCAAAAAATAATTTTAAAGGAACCAACTCAAAGTGAAACAGTTGAAATATTAAAAAATCTTAAATCATCTTATGAAACTTTCCATAAAGTACAATATGAGGAAAATGTTGTTGAAACAATTGTTAAACTTTCAAATCGATACATTACGGATAGACAATTTCCAGATAAGGCGATTGACGTTTTAGATGAATTAGGTTCCGAAAAAAGAGTAAGTAGTCGAGTACCCGAGGTTATTGAGAAATTGAAATTGGAAATTGAGGGTATTAAAGAACAAAAAATACAAGTTGTAAAAACTCAAAAATATGAGGAGGCAGCTAAATTGAGAGATGAAGAACGAAAGTTAGTTACCAAACTTGAAAACGAGAAACAAAAATGGGCAGAGAGTTTAAAAGAAAATAAAACTCCAATTACTATTGATGACGTGTACGATATCATATCTGAAATGACTGGAGTTCCAATTACTAAGTTAGATGTAAAAGAAACAGAGAAACTTTTAAAAATGGAGTCTCTATTATCGGCCAAAGTTATTGGTCAGGATGACGCAATTGCAACCATATCTAAATCAATTAGAAGAAACCGTGTTGGTATTAAAGAAGCAAACAAACCAATTGGTTCATTTATATTCATAGGTTCCACGGGTGTTGGTAAAACATTCTTAGCCAAATCAATCGCTGAATTGTTGTTTGGTGATCCAGAAAAAATCATTCGAGTTGATATGAGTGAATTTATGGAGAAACACAACGTATCTAAATTAATCGGTTCTCCCCCAGGTTATGTTGGATATGATGAAGGAGGTCAATTAACGGAGAAAGTTAAAAATAACCCATTCTCTGTCATTTTATTCGATGAAATTGAGAAGGCACATAAAGACGTGTTTAACATTTTATTACAAATTTTAGATGAGGGACATTTAACCGATTCGTTTGGTAGAAAGGTAAACTTTACCAATACGATTATTATAATGACTTCTAACGTTGGTGCAAAACGTGTGTCTGATTTTGGAGGTGGAGTTGGATTTACTACTGGATCAAGTGAACAACAAAAATCTGACGTTAAAAGGTCGATAATTCAAAAGGCGTTAAAACAACAGTTTAATCCTGAGTTTTTGAATAGAATTGATGATATTATTTTATTTAACTCACTTAATGAGGAAACCCTTAAAAAGATTATCCAAATTGAGGTTGGTAAGTTAAACAATAGATTAACCGATAAAGGTTATAAGATTACTTTTGATAAATCAGTAATTGAGAGGATTTACGAATTAAACACCCAGGAAGAATATGGTGCAAGACCTTTAAAACGTATCATTCAAAATTTGTGTGAAGATTTCCTAAGTGAAGAAATATTACGAGGAAATATCAATGAAAATGAGAATATTACTTTAAAGTATAAGGCGGAAAAATTAACGATTGTAAAAAAATTATTGTAAATAGTTGACTTTTTACATAAAGTATATATATTTATATTCTTGGAGGTTCTCTTTGTCGATAACCTTTTCGTTTTTTTCATAAGTAAGTGGGGTTGAACCCACCGAAAGACCTTAAAACCCCGACACATCGTTGGGGTTTTTTATTTATAAATTTGGTATAATCATTATTTCTTCGTATATTTACTCTTATGAAAAAATATACATTCGTTTTCGCACTTTTTGTCATTATGGCATTAACTGCGTGTGGTACAGGGTCCACCACAACTGAACAAACAGACTCAACAGCGGTTCAGGTTGATTCGGCTGTGGTTAATTCAGCTGACTCTACTGTAGTGTTAACTCCTACTGACTCTTCTAAAACAGAAGAGGTTAAGTAACCAAATATGGGTTGGGAGAGATTTTTCCCAACCCATTTCTATTTATTAAAAAAGTATTGATATGGAGGATAAAGAATATACGGGAGACTTAATATTATTAAGAGGGTTACCAGGAAGTGGTAAAACGTCATTAGGTGAAATAGTTTTACATTGTCCAGGATCTAATTCCCCAGACGTATTATCAGCCGATAATTTCTTTATGGACGATAAAGGAAATTATAATTTTGACGCAACTAAAATAAAACAGGCACATAATGATTGTCAACAAAAATGTGCGGAAAGAATGAAGTTAGAAATCTCAAGGATTGTTGTTGCAAATACTTTCACTGAAAAATGGGAAATGGATTCCTATTATGAAATGGCGGAAAGATACAAATATAGAGTACACAGTGTTATTGTTGAAAATAGACACGGAAGTGTAAACATCCATAATGTTCCAGATGAAAAATTGGAACAAATGAAAAATAGATTCGAAATTAAACTCTAAGATGAGTCAATTTATTGTTTCATTCCTTAATGTTGTCAACCCAAACCAAAAAAAAAACGAACCTTTAATAAAGCGTTGTGTTAGAAAAATTAGAAAAATATTACGAAGATGGTTTGTTAATAAAACAAACCCACCCAACTAAGGATTTAACAATTTGGAATTATTCCCAAAAAGTTCAATACGAAAAATTGTGGGACGATATCACAATGCAATGTCGTGGTTTAGTTACCAATTCAAAAGGTCAGATAGTTGCAAGACCATTTAAAAAATTTTTTAATTTAGAAGAAACCGATTCATTACCTAGTGGTGAATTTAAGGTTTATGAGAAAATGGATGGATCGTTAGGTATACTTTTTTATTATGAAGAAGAATTAACTGACGAAAGAAGATATAACATATGGTTTAATAACAATTATGAAACTGGTATGGAAAGATTCTTCGACCCAAATAACTTACCTGATTATGATAACTCATACTATGAACCAACACCAAAAACTAAAGGTGAATGGATTTTAGCGTCTAGAGGTTCATTTACATCTGAACAAGCCATCAAGGGTACCGAGATGTTAAAAAAATATAATCTTGACTCATTACATATAGGTTATACGTATCTTTTTGAAATTATATACCCAGATAACAGGATAGTGGTAAATTATGGCACCGAAGAAAAGTTAGTATTAATCGGTATTGTACATACAATGATTGATGATTTTGAAATGCCGTTAGAATATTGTGAAGGGTTGTTGAGTGGAGTTGATTTTGAAATTGTTAAATCCTATAATTTAGGTGATAATATTGAATCATTAAAAAATACCATATCCGATGATAATGAAGGATATGTGTTAAGATTTAACACTAAACCAATTAGTAGAATAAAGATTAAGGGAGAGGAATATGTGAGGTTACATAGAATTATAACAAACATTTCAAATAGGGATTTATGGGAGTTACTTAAAGATAATCAACCATTAGATGAAATATTAGATAAAGTTCCCGATGAATTTTATAATTGGGTTAAAGACACTGTGCGAGATTTTGTTGTTAGATTTGAGAACATTGAAAAAGATTATTTAGAGATTTTTAATAATTTATTAAATCAAAATTTAGAAAGAAGGGATTTTGCATTAAAGGCAAAGCACTATCGACACTCTGGAGTTTTATTTAATATGTTAGATAAAAAAGACTATAAACAAATAATTTGGAAAATTATATACCCAAGTTATTCAAAACCATTTAAAAATGAGTAATAAAATTAAAATATATTTAGACGACGTTAGGACCCCATTAGAGGATGGGTGGATGATTGCCAGAGATTACTATCAGTTTGTGTCGTTAATTGAAACTCACGGATTAGATAACGTAGAAAAGATATCATTAGACCACGATTTAGGTGAAAGTGCAATGGTTGAATATTATAACAACGTAAAAGATAATTACAAACTTGATTACAATAACATAGACGAAAAAACAGGATACGATTGTTGTAAATTTTTAGTTAATCTTAGTATGGATACTAATACCCCATTACCTCCAATTTATGTTCATTCGGCTAATCCAATAGGTAGTCATAATATGATGGGTTATGTTAACAATTATTTGAAGAATTGTAAATTAAAAGAAACCTGCGACAGAAACGAAATACCCCATAGAATTGAGGAGGTTTTTATGTTAAGTCCAGAGGCAAGAGAAGCAAAATGGAAAAGAATTAAAAAATAATTTTGCCATTAAATAATTTTACTTAATTTTACCAAATAAACTTACTAAACCAATCCATATGCAAATCAAATCTAGAAAAAGTTCAAATGTGTTTAAGGAATTATCTTTCGAAGGAAGATATGTCGATTTTACAGATTTTTATGACGAAAACAAAACTGAAATTTACAAGTCAATTATCGATTTGTTTGCTGAGTTTAAAAACTGTAGAAAGAAAAGTCTTAATCTACAAATATCTGCAAAAATTAGAGGTCTTGACTGGGATACAGAATTTACATTCAAAAGAGATGAAACTATTATCCTTACAAGGGACGTGATGCCATATTTTGAAAATATGGAAGACTATGAAACTTGTTCCGAAATAGTTTCCTTAAATAAAGACTTGACTTCCTAATTCAGATTAATTATATTTTATTAATAGATTATCGAAAGATACATTTATTTATTTTGTCCCACAAATCCCTGGTATCTACCGGGGATTTTTTGTTTATAATACAACTCTCGACCCAATCAAGAAGTTATGTAAAACTTGTGACCCAGGAGTGGAAGTAAAATTTGCTCTGTAGTTAAAACTAAACCCAAAACGTTTTGAAATTTTATAGTCAAAACTACTACCAATCAAAAATCCAAGACTTCTGTTTATATTAGTCGAACCAACAGATGGTTGATAACTTATTGGTGAGGACATTACAAATACTTGTGGGGATAAGGTTAATTTTTTACTGTATTGAAATGGTTTAGTCCAAAAACCAACTAATGATGTTGAAATACTAATATCTCGTTTACCATCTATATTTTTAGTTAGTAAACCTATTCCACCTACGTTAATTCCGTAAGTTCCAATCTTTGGGTCTGGTTTTATGAATGTATATGATGTGAGATTCATCCAAACCCCCTTCAAATAGGCAATTGATGCGCTATATGAGTGAATGGCATTTAATTTACCATTACTAAAGTCCATTTTAGTATAACTTGACGAAACTACATATTGGTCTAATGTTGACCATATAATCCCACTAACTCCATATGACTTGTCTCCCGCCA